GAACGGGCGTAGAGATAGTTGGGGCCTTAACTTTAGGGACTGATTTAAGCGTAGCTAACGGTGGCACGGGAGCCAGTACATTTACAGCAAACAATGTACTCTTAGGCAACGGAACCTCCGCTTTCCAGGTAATCGCTCCGGGCTCGGATGGCCAAGTTTTAACCTCGACGGGCAGCACTTGGCAGTCGGAGGCGGTGGCGGCTGGCGGCAAGGTTGTTGCGTACAGTTATGCCGGGGTAACAACAGATGCCTCGACAACAGCGACATTTCCTGACGACGATACGATACCGCAGAGTGACGAAGGCACTGAGTATACCACAGTCACCCACACGCCTGCGGAAGCCAGCAACAAAATTCTCGTCACCGTAGTGGCACCGCCATCAATTGCCAATGCAACAATCAATGTTGTTATTGGCTTGTGGAAAAACGATGACGCAGATTGCGTTTGGTGTACACATTCAGAGGAACATGATAACGGGCCTATGAACATGGCGCTTCAGTATTTGGATACCGCAGCAGATACTGACGAGATAACATATAAAATTAGATATGGAAGTTGTGGGAATACCGGCACTGTTTACCTGGGAAGTCAGCATCATGGTGGAGCGAGGTACGGTAATACTATGGGCATGTCCATTCAAATCACGGAGTTCGACTAATGGCTGTTAGAATTTCTGAGGTCATTGCATGGAAGTTTAACCATCAGCCAGAAATGGTCACTCGTGACGGAGTTATCACCCAATTCCCAGGCGGCATTCCATCTCAAGAAGATCGGGCTGCATGGACGGCTGAGTATGAGGCGCATCTGGTATCTACGCAGTATCAACAAGATCGCGTGTATCCCAGTATTGGCGACCAGCTTGATATGCAGTATTGGGATCAAGTTAATGGCACGACCACTTGGAAAGATGCCATTGCAGCGGTAAAGGCCGCACATCCGAAACCAGAATAATGAGATACCTCCGCCCTTTCTTCTAGCGGCGTTCCTTCTGATTGTCCTAAGTTAGGGTCGCAGGTAATGGCAACAGTTAAAGAAGTGCAAGCAAAACTAAATACCCATGAAGCGGTCTGCGCTGAACGATGGAAAGAGACCATTGAGCGAATAAAGCGTCTTGAGTTGATTATGATTACTTCTGCCGGAGCAGTTATTATCCTGATGTCTGGGATGCTTTGGAAGATATAAAATGCCGTTGTCCAAGATACAGTTTCGTCCTGGGGTTAACAGGGAAACTACGTCCTACGGAGATGAGAACGGTTGGTATAACTCCGACCTAGTACGTTTCCGTAAGGGTCGCCCTGAGAAAATGGGCGGATGGACCCGTCTTAGTGGCAACACTATAGAGGGAACGGGCAGGTCTCTTCATGTATGGGCCGCTTTAAGCGGCTCCAAGTACATGGGGCTCGGAACAGAAACCAAGTTCTATATAGAAGAGGGTGGTGGCTACAATGATGTCACTCCCATCCGGTCCACCGTCACCCTTGGGGCAGACCCTTTGACAACGGGAGCGGCCAGTAGTGCAGTAGTGACTGTCACTGCTCCTAGCCACGGTGCCGTAAATGGAGACTTTGTTACCTTTAGCGGTGCGACGACTACAGACGGAATTACAGCAGCCCAATTGAACACTGAACATGAGATTACCCTCGTAGACTCGAATAGTTACACCATAACAACAGCGGGTTCAGCTTCTTCCGGGTCAACTGCTGGCGGAGGTTCCGCGATTATCGCCAATTACCAGATAAACACGGGTCTTGACACGGTTGTAACTGGTACTGGTTTTGGCGCGGGTCTTTGGGGTGGTTGGACCACAGGTTACTCACAGACAACTCTTAACGATAGTGGCGGCATAAATGCCAGCGTCACGTCATTTACGTTAACAAGCGCCTCATCATTTGAAGCAGCCGCTACTACAACCGGGGCAGACTTGACCGCTGTGAGTTCCTCCATTGCAGCAGCGGATTCCAGTGGGTTTCCCGACAAAGGAACAATTAAGATAGGCAGCGAGAACATTCGCTACGGAACGAATGTGGGGAATGTTTTTGGTGATCTGACTCGTGGCGATGATGGAACCACGGCAGCTACTTCCTCTAGCGGAGCCGCCATAACCTTTGTTGGGCTTGTCCTGATTGACGATGAACTGATTCAATACACCGGAAAATCCAGCAACACTATTGATGCAGGTGTTGTTCGGGGGGTTCGCGGAACGACAGCCGCATCTCACTCTGACGGTGTTGCAGTCAAGGAGGCTAACGATTTCGTAGGATTTGGGGAAGCTTCCGCTACCGCCGCAGAATCAGGATCGAATATTCGGCTGTGGGCTCAAGACAATTGGGGCGAAGATCTTGCGTTTAATGTTTATGACGGCACACCGTATTATTGGGACAAGACCCTTGGGCTGGGAAACAGGGCCACGACCTTTGCTTCGCAAACCGGAGCTTCCGGCGCACCAACCATTACTCGAAGACTTATGGTTTCTGGCGCGGATAGGCATGTTGTATGCTTTGGATGCAACCCCCTAGACGAAACAGCCCAAGACCTATTGATGATCCGCTGGTCGGATCAGGAAAGTCCTTTTGACTGGACCCCTACTGCGACAAACACGTCAGGTTCCCAGCGTATTTCCTCTGGTTCCGAGATCATATCGGCTCAGAAAACACGTCAGGAAATGCTTGTTTGGACGGATACGTCTCTTCATTCCATGCGTTTTGTAGGACCACCGTTTACTTTTGGCGTCAGTATGTTGGCGAACAATGTGTCCATCATAGGGCCAAATGCTGTCACAACTGTGGGCGACAAGGTGTTCTGGATGGACCGGGAGAATTTCTACGTCTACACGGGCCGTATCCAGGTTATTCCCTGCACCCTCCTTCGTTACGTGTTTGATGACATCAATCTAGAACAGAATTTCAAATGCTTCGCTGCATCCAATAAGATGTTTGACGAGGTGTTCTGGTTCTACCCGAGTGCCGATGCGTCCGAAATAGACCGCTACGTTAAGTTCAATTTCACGGAGAACACATGGGATCTGGGAACCCTTTCCAGAACTGCGTGGGTAGACTACGGAATTCACAACAATCCAAGGGGCTCCGGCCAAGTAAGCAGCACGAACTATGTCTACGTTCACGAAAGCGGCGATGATGACGATGGCTCCGCCATGACATCTTTCATTGAATCCGCTGATTTCGATCTTGGAGATGGTGAGCAATTCATGTTCGTGGATCGTTTGATACCGGATATAGACATAACCAGTACCGATGCAGACGCTTCCGTGAACTATATCCTGAAAACGAGGAACTACCCCGGAGATAGTCTCGCAACGAACTCTACAAATGCCGTTAAGGCGTCCACTCAGCAGTCTTTCCTGCGGAGCCGTTCGAGGCAAGCTGCCTTACGAATTGAGAGCGATACGACGAATATAACCTGGACCTTGGGCGACCTCCGTCTTGGATTACGACCTGATGGGAGAAGGTAAATGGAATGGGCAATAATTACCTTTGGCGGTAAGCTGTGCTGCATCTTTGCCTCCGGCTGCGGCGGTTTGGCTAATGTTCTGACGCGCCGAAAATGGAACTTTGGGGCTTTGAAGGATATCGCTGTTGCTGTGGTTGTGGGGTGGATTGCAGCAGAGTTCTTCATTCCTGCTGCCATGGCCTATTTTGAGTTCAGTGATCAGGTTGCCATCGCCTTGGCTTTCGTCATCGGCTATTGCGGCATCAGGTTGCTGCCAAAGGTTGAAGAAGCCCTCATGCGCCGGATCAAGTAAGAAAATGGCTAAATTACTGGATCACGCGATGCCCATGGCCCCCGATCAATATGATGTGGATGCCTTTGTGAGGATTCTACGGGATCTTGAGATGGCCCTGACGAAGATGGATTTCCCCTCCGTGGTGAGCGGGGAAGACGACACCAACGGCGTAACGTGGTTCATGGAATAATGGCTTCAGCGTATAAAAATGTTGCCGTTCTGGTAGGCGCGACAGGGGATGTCACCGTCTATACGTGCCCAAGCGCCACTCAGGCCATTGTTAAGAACATAAATTTGTACAATAGTCATTCTGGGACTATAGTAGTATACCCAAAGATAACCGACAGTTCCGCTTCTGTAACGGTCACGTTGGAGAAGAACAGCATAGGAACTCTCGCAGACGTGTCTCTCGCAGGCCCCTTCGTTCTGGAGGCCAGCGACACGCTTATATTCAACTGTGATACAGCGTCGAAGATTTATGTCTTTGCGAGTGTTTTGGAGCTTTCGTAATGCTGCAGCAAACCCACCATACACAAAATACCGGGATAGGATCCTTTGCGGGATCCTCACCTGATTACGAGCTAGCGCCCATTGGTCTTGGTTCCTTCCAAGACCACGCCAAGAAATTGGCGGAGTTTGGGCGGAACGGCGATATTTACGTGGTTCATGCCGCCGAGGGTGAGACGGTCATCCCCATGGAGGTCCTTAACGCCAACCCGAAGGTCCGGGAACTTCTCTTTGGTCAAATGCGCGAAATGGGCCTTGATCCTCAGGAATTCGTCATAGGGAACGAGCTTAACAGCATAAATCCTGTTACGGGTCTGCCGGAATTCTTTTTCAAGAGCATATTCAGGTCCGTCAAGAAGGCCGCCAAGAAGGCCGTAAAAGTTGCCAAGAAACTCGCTCCCATTATTCTTCCGATAGCGGCCTCTGCTTTTGGTATCCCGTTCCTCGGGCCTGCATTTGGCGCAGGAACATTTGGCGCAGCTTTTCTGGGCGGCGGCATAGGAACCCTGGCTGCCGGTGGAAGTATGAAGGACGCAATCAAGTCGGGCTTGGTTTCCGGGGGCACGTCTCTTGCCTTTAGCGGGATAGGCTCTTTATTCAACAAGGGTACGAGCTTTGGGGATGCTGTTACGGCCAACCTTACGGGGAGAACACCTATTTACGACCTGTCAGGAAAGCTGATAGGACATAAAATGGCGGCTTCTCCTTTGGCCGTGGGCTCCAGCAAAGGGGCGGAAGCCAGCGCAGCCGCATCAAAGGCTCAGTGGGACCAGATACTTGGTAAAGGAGGGGTGGATCAGGATGTCCTTGGAGGAATGACGGGGGAATTCTTCGGCACACCAACAACGGGAAGTCAGGGCTATGTTCCCCTTGAGACTATGCCGGTAAAGTTGACGCCGGACTCTTGGACAGTTCCCGTTTCTCTAGCTGAGACACTTACGCCCTTTGAAGAAGCGGCACGGTTGAATCTTCCATTTGATGAGCGCGGGTACTACATCGGTCTCGATGGACAACATATTTATCCCGATGCAACCATTACTGGTCAACCTATGGGGACTGGAAATTTACAGCAAGCGTTGGGAACGCGGGTTGTCGATGAGCCTGAAGTTGCGAAACGGGCGGGTTTCTTTGACACAGCGAGCGACCTTTTATTTGGAAAAGCTCCGAGCGATAGGACCCTTCACCAAGCGGCAGCGGATTTAGTTAGAAGTAATCCTACTTTATATGGTCCCGCGACTGATAGAGGCGCAGCCCGTGCTATGGAATATGTAACCAAAGATCTTTCGCCCGGTCCAATTAGG